AAATACCCCAATTACTATTGTGTTTGGTGAAGGTTCAACTAAAGAGGTGATTGCTTCTTTCATTAAGACTAACATTGAAAACCAAGCAACTAAGTTAAAAGCAACTGTTACTAACGACTTCAATATCCAGATTAAACCTGCTCAGGATGGTTTAGTTGGTGATTTCTATGTCACAGGTGCCAACATTGTAAGATCCTTCATGCCTGTAAATGCAACAAGTTTATATAACGTTGATGTTCAGGAAACAGATTCAATTACAACAATTCAATCTTCAACATTTGGATGGAGAGGTGTTACAAACCTATTCCCTTCATTACCATCTAAGACAACTGAAACAGATGATGAATTAAGACTTAGATTTTACAAAGCAACTGGTACTCTAGCAACAGGACATTTGAGTGCTATGTACACAGCATTGTATAACGTCTCAGGTGTCTCATTTGTGAAGATTACCGAAAACACCTATGACAGTGCAGCGTATGACGGAAGAGCTGCTCATGGCTTCGCTGTGATTGTCTACGGTGGTAATGATGTAGATATTGCAACAGCTATTGAAAAAACCAGACCTGTTGGTGTTCCAATGGACGGTAACGTAAGTGTTACTGTGAACAACTACTATGCACACACATCAGAAGTTAGATTCTCACGACCAATTCAGGTGCCAATCAAAGTGAAGGCTTCATTACAGATTCATGATGGTTTCCCAGCATCAGGTATGTTGGATATCAAAAATGCAATCATTGAGCACTTTAACAACATGACATTTGGTGAAGATGTAATCTTATCAAGACTTTACATCCCTCTTCAATCTGTACTTGGTGTTGGAGTTAAGAGTATTCAAATTGCTAAAGGTAATGGTGCCTACAGCACAAACGATATTACAATCGACTACAACGAAATCGCAACAGTTTCATTTGAAGATATTGAACTGTAATTTAAGGGTTAGATAATATGGAATTAATGAATTATCTAGAGAGAGCTAGATCTAGATATACAGATCAGCACTCTACAGACCCAGTATTTGACAGAATCATTCAGGCAGTTATTCATCAAACATCATTAAATCAAGAAGTTTTAATTGATACTCAGAACCTTCTTTATGATATTGAATTATCAGAAGGTGCATTGTTAGATCTCATTGGCTACATGGTTGGTCAAGATAGACTGATTCAAGGTGGTGGTGAATTCTTTGGATTCTTCCAAGACTTCTCAGCCTTGGGTTTCAGTTCATTGGATGATCCTGAGATGGGTGGATATTGGTATAGCTTAACTGGAGGTCGTGGTGGAAACATTGTACTAGCCACAGATGATGTTTACAGAAGATTAATCAAAGCTAGAATTATCTTCAACAACAATTTGGCAACACCAGAGACATTGTTAAGGATTTTAAATCTCCTATCAAACACAACAACATCCAGCTTCACAGAAGACAATAGTGGAAATTTAACAATTAAACTCGAAAAAGACACTGATGGATTAGTGACACATTTCCTATCCCTACTGTCTACAGAAAGAAATTTAATACCTGTTCCACTTGGAGTTGGTATATCACTAAATATTACAGGAATTGAAGATGTATAACAGACCTATTAACTATGACATCCAATGGGGTGAAAAAAGTAATGCTCGACCAATCACTCCAGAAAAAATTAAAACTGGTTGGTTAGGTAATGAAAAACCAATGGTTGAGCATATGAACTGGATTCTCAACCGAATCGATCATGCTATTGGATACTTCATGCAAGGTGTTCGTTGGGGTGCAGAAGTTGAATATCCAGCAAACGAAATTGTCAACCACAACGGTGTACTTTACAAGGCGAAGAAAACATCAAAAGGTTTTCCAGTAACAAACACTGAATATTGGGAACCAGCCTTCTATTCACAAAGTGGTGGTTTAAGTTTAGCTGATGAAATCAATAAGATTAAAAACACTGATGGATATTTATCTAAATATTTAAAAATTAGTGCTCCAGTGACAACAGCGAGAATGGAAGCTGGTAGTTTTCAGGCAAACGTTGGTTTGGCAACATCGTCAAGCTTTAACATGGGTTATTCTTTTGATGGATATAACACCACAGGTATGTATCTAAATGGTACAACACTGACAATGCGCGTTAACGGTGCTACCAAGCTATCCATTCCACTTGCTGATCCATCTTTAACAGACAGGACAACAAACGTAGCTACCACAGATTGGGTTCAAAGATTAATCGACCAGAAGATCGGTAACATTGACATGACAGCCAACAGATTAGCTGTAGGTTCTATTTTCATCACAGTGAGTGAACAGAATCCTCAAGATCTACTCGGATATGGTACATGGGTTAGATTTGCAGAAGGTCAAGTTATTGTTGGTAGAGCAACAGGTACATGGAATCCACCTTGGACTAAGGCTGTGTTCAACACTTTTGGTTCCTATGAACACCAATTAACTATCGATGAAGCACCAAGACATACACACTCACATGGTGCTCCTTGGAACAGATTTACTGGTAGAGCCAGTGAAACAGGTAGGGAGACTCAAGGTTCTGGTGACTTCAAGAATGCTACTTGGGAATATACAACTGGACGTATGGAACAAGCCGATTGGGATAAAACAGTTGAAAAAGCTGTAGGTGGTAATCAACCACACAACAACGTTCAACCATCCATTGTTGCTAACATCTGGAGACGCACAGCGTAAGGGAGGTCTTCATGGACACCAATATTACAACAGTAGGAATACTGGCTTTCTTGAAGGCGATTTTCCCAAGTGCGCTAGGTGCAATCCTAGCTGTTTGGTATAAGAGGGGAGAGGTCACATGGAGTGATCTTTCTTTTACTCGAAAACTCTTCCTTTGCTTCATGGTACTAGTTGCATTTATATGTGGAACGCTAATCAGTCACTATTTATCAGCAGCAATTCTAGAGCCAACATCGATCCCTATGGATTCATGGAGAGCTGATGGTTTAAAAATCTTCATCGGTATTTCAAGTTTAAAATTGATTGATCACACTATCAAAAATATTGACCCTCTACTTGAAACAATATTTAAGAACGTTCATTCAATTGTAAATCTATTCTTTACAGGATTAACCACTAAAATTAAATCGTGGTTCAAAATGGGAGAATAATAATGATTATGATCTACATAATCCAAGCATGTTTATTCATTCTTGGAACCATTCCATTTTTATGTGAATTGAGTCGTCATTTCTATGACTCATTTCTAACAATGATTGCAAGAGCTATTGTTTTCATTGTGACAATAATCTGTGGATTCTACGCACCATATCTACAAAAACTACCTGATGTATTATTAATCTTAGTCGCTGTAATATTAACTTATCTTAGTTATACCACACTAAGGGATATTGCAAAGGCTTATCAAAACAGAAAGGTAAATCAACCTAAATGATAAATAAAAGTAAAGGAGTAAGAAATGACTATTAAAGTAAAGAGTCTTAATTCCACATCTAAAGAATCAATACCAAGTACACCAGAGAATTTCTGCTTGTATGGTGAGAAGAGATCAATTAAAGATCCAACTTACTCCCTTACTTACTACTCAACAAGCATTAGAAGATTCAACCCTACATACTGGAGAGTTGATGGTTCCTCAACCAGCTCATTCTCTCTTACACCATATCTAGATGGATTCCAAGTTATTTTCCAATGTCGTATGACTGATGACTTAGTAGGAATCATCTGGGATTCTGTAGATAGTAAAGATCATAAATTTCTAAGATATGAAACTAATTATGATTACAGTGGTTTGGTCTGGGATTTTGAAATTGAACTCTCACCTTCTATGCCTGTTTTAAATGACCCTCAATATGCACCAACTATTACAGTTGAATATCTAGATAATCAAGGTCGGCTGGGATTAGCATATATTGCATTGTGGAATTATGCAGATAATCCATCTGGTAGAAAATCTAAGATTAGAATCGACTGGGATACCGTTAAAGGTGGTTTCACAGCAAATGCATCATTTAACGTGAGACATATTAAAAAAATATTCTTAGGTGGTTATGTTTCTGGTTATTCTAAAAACTCACAACCTTTCCCTACAACAAGAGAGGGTTATTTAAGAGTAACCAATTCAACAGTTACTGGTATTAATGCCAACTTAGATTTGTATAGAGTTTACACCCCTAAACATAATATTGGCATGTGTACCTCGTATGACGATCATTATGACCTGAACCCTCAGAGACTCGTCAATAATATGAAGGCTCTTGGGTACAGTGGTTTCATGAATCATTATTGCGGAATGTCACATTATCCAGAAATGAATTGGGACTCTAATTTACAGAAATTTCAGATCCCAAACACAAAATTAACTGGTGCTAATGTGGTAAACCCAGCAACAGCAGAGTGGCATAGAGCATTTGCGAAAGCCTTAAAGAAAGAAGGTATGAAGCCAGTATTCTCTGTTAGTTACGAAATGTATTCACTAGCTGCTAATGAATATTGGGCACAGAGAGATGTGAATGACAACCTAGGTAGGACTGGTTATGAACCTCCATCTTACTTCTTTAGCATGTGTAATGAAGAGGCTATTGAATATCTACACAAAGCATTCAGAGAATTTGCTCAAATAATGGTAGATGGTGAATGTGAGGTAATCATGCAGATTGGTGAACCTTGGCACTGGTACAACCCAAAAACAAACATGCCTTGTGTTTATGACTATGCTACTAAAGTCGCATTTAATCAAGACACAGGGAGATACGCTCCAGACTTAGGAACCATTTACGAAGCCAATAGTAAAACAGGTGGAGATTACGATCTATTCAAAGATTGGTTGAGAAACAAACTCGGTATGGCATGTCGAGACATTAGAACAATGTTGAAATCATATTTTCCAAATTGTCAAGTTTGCCCATTGATCTTCTTCCCAACTATTAGAACGCATATTCCATCGTTGGTGACATATATCAACTATCCAGAAGAGCACTATAGCTACCCTAACTTCGATTTCATTATGACAGAAGCTTACGATTGGTTATTGGAAGCAAGACTGGATCTAGCACATGAAGCTGTGGCTGAAATTCCTATCGATGAATTAGGTTATCCACCTGAGAAAGTTGCTTACTTATCTGGGTTTGTTCCTGACTCAGCAATTGCTTACTTGTATAGATTTGACTATACGAAAAACTATAGAAAACCAATCTGGCAAAGAATCTTTGGTGACATGGATAACAATAAAGATGTTGGTGTCTGGAAGCAGTTGATTTGGGCTTACCCTCAAGTGATGTTTGATTCAATTACAATCGACAATCAAAATGCACCAAATGGATTTTTCTTCGGTGAGGAGTACCTAGGATTAGTTAAGGATAACACAGCTTATAGTCCTGATATCTTTGGTGAAAACTTATCACCTCCTTCGCCACCAGAAATACTAAAACCTTATAACGTTATCACCTACATTAATACTGATACTCAAGATATATTGATTGAGTTCGATGTTGATAATGATCAAGTAGGCATTAGCTATGAAGTAAATATCCTAAACTCAACTGGGCTATTCTCGGTATGGAGAAAGCACACTGATGTTAAATCGGTGATCTTACCTGCTGCCGATAGAACAACACTAGGTTTAGGTACATACTTAAAAATCCTAATTGTTCCATCGGAAGGTGAAGCCAGTGTTATTGTCGATGTTGATGCTATTTCAACAACTTGGTAATAAAAATACTACAAATGAATGTTTCACGTGGAACATTCATTCTTAGAATCAAGAGGAAAAAATGACAACACAAATTATTAGAAATACAGAAGGTGTAATTCAAGTTGGTAACTTCTGTCAATTTGGAGTTAGGAAGAAAACAAACACAGGAGGTGGTGGTGAGATACCATCAAATGAGATGCACTTCACTACTACGTCTGGTGCTCTGAGCTATCTAGGTAATTCGGGGGACATTATTACACTGAGTGATAATACCAGTTACACTGTTTTAGAAGATGGTGAGTATAGTAATGAAAATATACCAGCAGGTAAACATAAAGTACAACTGGTAGTCGAACGAAGTGATGGTTATGTAGGTATTGATGGTGAAGCTTTAATCGAATTACACAACTTTCCTTCTTTGGTAGGTGTAACTCAATTTGACTTCTGCCCAAATACAGGTAGTCCTAATTTAGTTAAAGTACCTACTACACTAC